GGGGAGCAAGAGAAATATAAAACAAGCGTCTATGGGATGTAACGCGGCGAGTACACCGGCCAGGTAACTTAAAAGTCGACTGGAATACACTAAATAATTTGTAAACTTAATTAAATCTGTTTGACAGTTGTGGTTAGTCAGTGACAGTATTTAACAAGAGGTACACATAATTATTATATCAATTTAAACAGATAAACTAAAAGAAGACTAAAGCAAAAACTCGAAAACTCAATCCAAAATTCTTTCACCGTTAAAATGACACCATTCCGCAGAGATAATTTCATCCCAGTCAAGCCAACTCTGTAACATCCACACAGATGTACTTCGGTTAGTTTGCTGAAGACTCAGTCTTACCTCGGTTCGGAAGCCATCATAAAATTTCTTTCCATAATGATATGCGAAGCGACAAGCGTCTTCTATATTCATTCGAAGTTGCTCTTCTTTGTCTCCTGAAGTTGTAATCCAATTGATCAATTCATATATTGTTGAATGTTCAATTGGCGCCAAGACCTTCTGCCTAGTTGGATGGGGGGCAAAACGTCTCTTTAAAAACTGCAGAGCACTGAGCGAGTCGACACGTGCTATGGCTAAGGTTTTATCTGCTCCTGTGCAGGTAATACCATAGTCATAGTAGATAGCGACTACAGACTGTCGATTGAAATAACGAAGAATCTCGTCATCGGCTGTTATTAATCCATCATCTCCGTAGAAAGTGTCAGCCACCCTTTCTGCAAAGATTTTCATACTCGCCAAGTTCCATTGCCTTGCCTTTCTCATAGCTATGAGATACGCTATGCGAGTATATATAGCGTGAACCACAGTATTTAGCACTGTTGTTAGATGTGCACCCGAAGGCATACCGTGGTGTTTTTGAATAAGGGTTCCATTAAGAGTACTCTTTGTATGTATCAATTCTTCAATTATACATTTCCTTACAAGAGAGTCCTCCTGATTTCCCCCATACCATTCGTCTATGATCCGTCCAGCAGCAGCCATCACCTCGGCTTTTTCTGTACCATCATAATTCTTAAAGTCCTCATCGAAGCCAAACTTTCCTTTTGCCAAATGTTTCCAATACAAAAGTGTCCAATCAGAAGAATCAGGATCTATTCCAACTCCAGAAAAAATCTGGATTTTACTATTGTAAAATGTAGAACAGAAATCCATGAAATACATCCTTGACACTAAGTTATAGTCACATGGGGCCATCATAAATGCACGAGTTTCGGCATTTTCAATTTTGGCTATTTTCCGTCTTTCGGCCTTCAAGCAATTAGTCCAAACACTAAAAGGAATTTTACCTAACTTGTAAAATTCTAAACGTCTATCTAAATTCTTTTGAAGAGTATCATCTTTTATAAATAATTTCCGATCCTCTCCGTCAAATAAGTAACGCTTTCCTTTTTCATTCTGCGGCCGGGTCAAGACATATGGTAATCCAGGGGATGTATTCATTGGCAGGCCATCGTAAAAATCAAAATCGGGTATTCCATTTATAGCTTCAAATACAGATAGAACTCTCGGTCGCATTACGGGCTTCATAGACATCAGGATTTCAGAGACTGAATCACACGCCATAGCGACGTCTGCTTTTAGAAAGTGTCTCTCTTCTCCATCATATTTACGAAGTTGTTTTGCCATCAGATCACAACCTCTAATCTCGGGACGAACCCTATTATCTCCATTCCATAATACACTCGGTTGTGTAACAGGCGAATGGGGAAAGACTCCTTGTAAAGGACTCTTAATAATAGTGTGCTTCCCAGGTTGATTATTGGGTATGTTCGTCTGACAAATGGACGTGATATTATCAAAAACTTCCTTCGGTTCTCCAACCTGTAGACTCTTCAACTCTTCACACTCTTCCATAGCTTCAACAACTTGAGGTTCGAACTGAGATATTAATAAATTAATATCAGATTCCGAAACAAGGGTACTAAACGCCAAGCCAGAAACAGGGTCATAACCAGAATGAATTCCAATTATCTTCTGCTTCGTTCCTTTTGTTTGGGCACAAAGAATTGCACCACAGTACCCTTCAGAGGTTGTTGCACTCATTTGCCAACCAGAGGCAATACTCAATTGAGTCGATTTTCCATCGACATCTATCTTAAAGCCGTAGTTCTGGACAAGACACTGGGCGTCACCTTCAAAGATGGTAACCTCCGTTCGATCTTTCTTTCCATAATATACGCCTTTTAGAAAGTACATTAATTGTAAACGTTCAATTGGAATAAATCTATCAGATATATCTTTTCCACACGGAAAAGATGGACCACACTCATAAAGAGCAACATCCACCTTAGCCATCAAATCATCATCATTAACCATAGAGGCTAATTTCGATGAATCCCATATCTCGTTGAAAACTTGTTTTCCACGATAGATTCTTATACTTTGTCCGGTTGTAAACTTTGAAGCACAATGAAAGTTCATCAAAATCAATCTACCCTTGACACACATGGCATTAAAAGCAGCTCCAGGACCCTCAATCCATAAAGAATTCGGCTTTAATCGATAATCAATCAAATCCGCCAAATTATTATCTCTATTATGAAGGACTGCGGGTCTCAGAGCAACATTTTTAGGACCATCAATTCTACGATTAGGTCGAGAAGAAGCCGCCCGTCTATCCATATGAGCGTACGCACGATTTTGTTCCGTCACATTGAGGGCGTCCAACACATGGACTTCACCAGATAAACCCTCTGAAATTGGTTTGGGGATAGGAGATCCCGAGGCCCAATTAAATAAGCCATATAATCCAATCATCGTACCAGCGAGAGTCGCCAGAAAAATAGCCTTAGTTATATAGGGATGATCTGTCCAAAAACGATTTAACCGATCCTTTACCTGCTGTCTCAAATTCTGCCAAAATGTGATGCCAACAACTGAAGTCGTAGCACTATTATATGATATTTCCTCACGTTTAAGTGCCTCTAATAGAATAGCAACTCTATTAGGATTAGC